GTCAGATACTTCTCTGTTCATAATGATTGCACCTGCACGAGTTGCTATTGTTCTTGAATCAGAGTCGGCTGAGATATATAAAGCTGGAACCTTAGAGGCTATTGCATACCACAATGCAAGTAGAGTCTTACCGCCACCAGGCTGTCCTGCTATTAGATGCAGTTGTGCCTGTCGAAAGGATACTTGATTAGCAGTAAGAAGGGGGAGCACCTCTGGTAATTGCTTACCAGCAGGTGACTCCACACCCACTACTTGCAGTAGTGAACGCATTGTTAACCTTTAGTCCAAATGGTTTCTGCTTCAGCAGCACCTGGCTGGAACGGCTTCGGTCCCTTGGCTGGGTCAAACCAACCAACGTAAGCCTTGCCTGCCTTTGATATGCCCTTCTTCTTAGCATACTTGCCACGACCATCTGGTAGGTCTGGAGCATCTGGATGTCCATATGTCCACTCGTTGCCGTATTTATCTTTTACGACTTCGATTGATTGTGCTACAGATGTTGGATTTAATCCAGCATCTTGTAGTGCAGTGATTGCTTTATCCATACTGGATTGACCAGTGCGACTTAGCAATTGCATTTGCAAGTCACTCGCTGTTGCGATTGCTTGCGATGCGTGTTGGAGATTGGCAATGAACTCAGCGACAGAGTTACCTCGGACGGTAAACAAGTCCTGTCCATTGAGCTTGCCAGTATATGAGAACGTAGATTCAGTCATCTACTTTCCTTCCTTTCCCCTTGTAGGTATTTGTAGAGGGAAATCTTTTGAGCCCATGGCTGGGCATTTATCTTGGAATGAACACATCTTACAGTTTTCTCCAACCGATGGTGGGAACCACCCTTGTAAAACCGAATGATTCATTGAGCTAAATACATAATCAAAGTAATCCATACTTAAATGCGATAGGTCAAATAGGTCATCAAGCTTGCCTTGCCTAGTCATAAAGAAGGCTCCCCACTTGGGGCGAATACCAAACATACGTTCTACACCGCTGGCATACAAGCCAGCCTGAATCATACCGAACGGTGTCCTAGCACCTGTCTTGAAATCTACGATAACCAAGTCTTCCCCTACTTGATATATCACATCAATGACGAAGCGTACAGGTGTGCCTCCGAAAAACACACTTGCATCCCATTCAATGCCAGGACGACCGTCAGGCAGCGTAGCAATTTGCCAACCAGATTGTGCGTACCAAGATTGGTATGCCTCAACCTGCTTGAGTCCATCGCTTTGCCAGAACGCTAGGTCTTCCCCGTCTGGACGAGCTATGGTCTTGCGACCGCTAGTCTTCCATTCTCCACTGGGAATCCCCGATTGTTCTTCGGCAACTCTAACAGATTCATTAAATATCTCAAGCCACTTCTCAGTTAAACTCATCATTATCCTTCGGAGTATAGTCGGGGTTATCCACAGGTGTGGGTGTTGTCATTGGGGAACCACACATAGCGCAGAAAGAATCAGTAAACCACATGACCAACTCGTAGTCAGAGAATACTGCTCGAACAATCTGTATGTTGGAGCCACAGTTAATACATTCATTACTGGGGATACCTCGCTGGTCAATTAAGTTTTTGTTGTTCTCTATAGAGCTCACGGTTTAACCACTCCAGCATTGAGTGGACTGCTGAGCCAGCAGCAAGGTACACTGCAGGTTTCTCAGGGACCATCGCAACTTTGCTTAGGTAGTATTTCTGAGGACAGGATTGCCAAGTAGATAGCTGACTATAAGACCTATGTGGAGGAAGTTTATCCATACCAGGTATAATAATATATATCACCGACTTTCTTAGGTAGCGACACGCATTGTTTTTAACCAATGATGTGATAGGGTTGGGGGTGGTGGGAGGGAAAGGCTCGCTCAAGGCGAGCCGTGAAAAGAATATGGATAAAGAAATAGAAAAGTTTATTCAGAAGATTGAAGATGCAAAGATTCCAGTTAAGGATGAGTGGTCTGAAGGTCTTAATATGGGATTGGATTGGGCAATAAGAATACTTAGGAAAGATAAATCTGCTTATTAAAACAAAAAGAAGGGGGAACCATTGTGGTTCCCCCTATCTCTTTGGCTCCCTACCATTCAGGTGGAGCTACTGCGAGCGCATCTAGCGTGGCTAAATTGATGCACCCGACTGCTGGGATGGAAAGCTTATGTTGCAATCCCTTAAGCACTTCAGCAAGGGAAGCATCTAGCACATCATCTCCAGCGATATTAAGCGCCACCCTAACTGCTTCTACTAAAGGGTGGCGTTCTCCTGGTGATACCAGGGATATTAGTTTGTTCTGTTCCACTATGTAATCGGAACTTCAGTATCAATAGTCTGTAGTTGAACCGTAACTATTCCACCGAATCCTGCTGCGAATGAGGGTGGAGAAGTCTGCTCAAATTGGATAGCACGGATTGTACAGACACGTTCTTCTCCCGAAGAAAAGTCTTGGAATAGTACCGCGCCTCCATTTTGTTCAATGCGTTCCAGATAGTTAATCCGTTCCCATGGCGCGGATACTCTTGTAACTCCATTGGAATCGCGCTCCTCTTCATAGCATAGTAATGGGATAGTAAGTGTACGAGAACGAAGTGGTGCTGGTAGAGCACGACACTGCCATTCTTCTACAGTTGGACCAACCGTTGCACTGCTTGTGCTACGAGTTAAAGTCAATGTAATTTCAAAGTGGTCTGCTGGTTGCAAGCTTGCAGATAATTGGAAGTCAGTTGAGCCACCTAGTGGGATAGATTCAATTCCTGAAGTATTGCCATCTTGGTCAGAAACAGAGAAACCAACAGTTCCTCCATTACCATCTGTTCTTATTGCAAGAGATACTGGTTGTTTATCTTCAGCAGTACCCCAGCGAATCCAGCCAGAGCTAATGGTTCCAGATGTAGCAAGCTCAGTTGCATGCTCAACCCATACACCAGATGCACCAACTATAAATTTACGTGCAGTAATTCCAATAAAGCAAACGCCTACTACATCAGATGCATCAGTAGCTAGGTCAGCAGCGTAGGCATATCCATTATCTATCTGTTGACCTAAGTCAATACGCCATAATCCTTTAATTGTATTGATGGCATAGTTACGAGTCGCGTATATATATCTATTATTGAATGCAATATCCCTGACATCGCCAACAACATTGAGTGGTCCATAAGTAAAACTTAATCCGTCGGTGCTTTGATTTCCAACACGAAGTCCAGCAGTAGTAGCCATAACTACATACTCATTTAAGTATGTGCGAATCTGGTGCAGGGTTTCACCACGAGGTAGCTCTGCAATAACAATTGGGTCTTTGATTGCAGCAAGTGGTGATGCATCATCAATAGCAAATGACAAGACACGGCTGATAGCGCCGAGGGTATAACCAACTATGATGGCACTGTTTAGTTCACCAACCGATTCCCATACCAAGTTAGAATCTTTGAATGTATATCGCTCTTCTGTGTTACCTATAGTTGTTGGGGTAGAAGAAGGAAACCTAGATAGTTCATAGACTACGCATTGCGTAGTATCTTCTTTAACTCCGATAACAATACGGTCTTTAACAAAGCCAATAGCCTGGACAGTAAATGTAGTAACACCGTTTGGCTTAGCCCAAAGCTTGGTTACAGCCAGTGAGGTGCTTACTGAATAGATACCATCACTAGCACCAACAATAGCGCTGTTACCATCTGATGATATAACTTGGGCTGTTACTGAAGTTGCAAGAGATGTTGATGTGCTAGCGCCAGTAGAGCCATTGTAATAAAAAACATTACCGCTTTGAATATAGAATGCGCCATTGTTTGTTGTGGCAGGCTTAGCGGTGATAGCCGTGGTTGATACCTGTGTAGTTCTAGGTAGAAGCTTTAGTTCGCCAAGGTTCCATACATCAATATTGTTTGATTCATAGAATCTATATTGGTCGGATGAGTCAGCGTCGTAGTAACGTTCGCCAGCACCATGATGCCAGGATGTAGCAGACCTAATCCACCAGTTAGATAAAGAGTTCTCACCAGCAGATGTGCCTTGGTCAATACGTTCCTTCTGATAAGTCGTAGTGATACGACTTATACGGTTCTGGTCAGATGCACCAGATAACCATGGCGTGTTACCAATTGCATAGCTTGCAGC